ACTGCGTAGAAAGCGCCCGAAGTACACCAACGGCACGCCTCCTGGGAAAGCTCGCTGACGGGTTCGTTGTGTGCATTCACGGCGAATTGCCCCCTGCACCAACCACGCTCAATCCGCTCTTTAGCCCGCTTCAAAACTTCCACTACGCTCATCGCTTCGTTCCCTTCGTGTAAAAGTCCCTTCGCAGTGAGTCCGTTCTGCCTCATGGCTACTCAATTGACTTTGCGGATCCGTGTTCTTTCCACTCGTCGAATTCCGTCGTCCATCGATCTGGCCGATCAATCACGCCAAGTAATTGCTTCGCCGTGAACATTCCTTCTTGAACTAGGTAGCGGCAGAAACCGACGAAAAGCGGGTTGTCTACGGCGAGCTGCGGCAAGTAAGGCTTGCCGTTTGTGGTTGGCACTGATGCGAATAATTCGGAGCGCAACATGTCACGTTCCATCGTTAACGCATGAATCTTTTCCTGAAGTTCTCGAACGGTCTGAACATAACCAGCCATAGCAATTTCCTGAATAAATCCCCGTCTCTCCGGAGCGCCACACAACTCACGTTCGGCATGTGTAGCCATGCTCGGAGGCGAGGAGCCTCCACACGTTAGAGTCCTAAAAACTGCTTGTCCTCAAACACAAGATGCGAAACAGAATCAAACGCATCGCGAAGGCGAGTCTTGGCAATTTCCATTCGCTCGCAATCTCGTTGCGTGGCACGGGAAGGCTTTGAAGCAGCCCACAGTTCCAGTTTCAACTTCTCGGCACGCACACCCCAACGGCGGCGCTCTTCGTCGGTAGTGCAACTGTTCAAGTCGCGAGCCATGCTAAAGGCGTGATTGGCTAAGTCGCGGTATTCAGAAACCTTCATCGATTCGTTCCTTGTTGTTTTGTTCCGGTGTGATTCCGTTCTGTGCGTCTCTGCACCACCGGAGGAGTTCTCTTTGTTCCGCTTGGCCCCGGAGGGCGGTTAGGCTTCTGTTTTTGCCAATCGCAATCGCTGCTTCGTAGTCGTGTGCGAACGCTTGCCCGTTGGTTTCTTTGTTTCGAGTTTTTCCATCACTGCCAAGACATCTTTTGCGAAGTACCAGTAGTCGCGGCCGTTGGGTGACTTGGCTGTTAGCCCAAGCGTCAGCAACTTGTCGAAGCCGTCGTTACCGATCAGCGAGCACAGGCGGGCGGTTGAATAGGCTGCGCCTGGGATGATCTCGCGCTCTTCGGCGGGCAGTTTCTTCATTGATCGCTCCTACAGTTCGGCTAGACGCTTGGACTACTTGGTCTCGGCAAACGGGTTCTTGCGATCACGTTTTCGACCGGTGCTACTCTTGAGCACTAAGCCCTCAGAAACCTGCTTAGCGTCGTATGCAAGCGACCCTTCGTAGTCGGTGTCAGGGTCCGGTCGCGTCGTCAGGAATTGCGTGTAGTGAGTCGTGCAAAGGCCGCGAGGGTGGGTCGCGGGCTTGTCGAAATCGTCTTTAACAAGGCAGGCCACGCAGAGGCGTTCTCGAATCGCCCTTGCGACTTTGCGAGCAACCTGCGGGCTTAGATTCTTCCGGTTCATTACCACGAACCCTCCGTCCATTGACACCGGAAGAACTCCTTAAAAGGTGTTGAACTTCCGTTGTCTGTCTCCGTTTGCCTTGTGGTTTCCGTTCACTTCCATTAGGCGTCCGTACTATATCGTCAAATACAGTACTGTTCAATACTCTTTTGACAGACTTTTGATAAGGTCGTGTCGTAAGTCCTTTGCCCGTTGAGAGATAAAATTTTCCTGCTACCGTATTTGCATGGGAAAAAAACAAGGCGTTTGGGCAAAACATGCCCCGGCCGATGCCCCGAAACCGAGCGCCAGAAAATCGGCACCCGCTCGCCAAAGCTCCAAAAAACGGGCAAAAACTTCATCTCGGAGCTAGCTTCGGTCTTGGGGTTAGTTCCAGCTGTAGTGTCTGGCTTGATTTATCCGTGTGTTTTTGCCGATTTTTCGGCACTTAAATGTCGGAAGATTCCGACAAGCCCCGGATTTGCACCGAATCACGAGTTTGGCCCCTTCGAAAACAGCACCAAAAACATAGGACCGCACTAAAGGCCGTGCTTTTCCAGGTGCTCTTTGATTCGTAGGTGGCGGGTTTGTCGCTCTGAATCGTTCTGGTGAATGAAAAACGCTCGATCGTTTCCGCGTTCGGGATCGGGCATCCAGGGGGTTTGGTTCCATCGGCGATCGAGGCAAATATGCGGGCGCTCCCAGCGAACTACCTGCATCGACAGCCACACTTGATCGAACGTCCACTCGGACGGCACCGGCGATTTGGGCGGATCAAGAATCCATCCTTCGCCGCGCGGCATCATGATGACGCCGCCATTCCAAACGAACGGCTGTCGAAACCTTGGAATCGTGATCGCATCGGCAATCGTGTCGGCGATTTTCTGCCAGTGGTCGGGCTGAATATGAACGCAGCCCATTTCATCAATGCCCGCCCAGTAACCGACCGGCACTTCGTCGAAGATGTTCGGTGCTCGCTTCGTAACAACCACGTCGCAATCGAGGTAAAGCGTTTGATCGTACTGTTCGAGATACGGCAGTATCGCGAGTTTTGCCGAGCAACCGTAGCCGGATTGCCCCGTCCAACTCGTCAGGCGAATGTAATCGGCGCCGCACTTTTCTGCATACGCCGCGTGATTGTCCGAGACTGCAAACTGTTCAGCGGCGACGACTTCGCCAAAAGCCACGTCGATAACGCATCGCGACATTAGGGCGTCTCCCTTGCAACGTCGGTAACTAGTCCGCGAAATCGTGCTTCCGAGCTTTCTGTAGCGTTCTGGCCGGCCCGGTGAATCATCCAGGCCCGGTGGACGTCGAAGCCCGTTCGATAGTGCCAACACGTGTTGAAGCGAGGATCGAGCAATCTGTAAGGAGCATCACCGTTTTGCAGGTGAACCGACAAAACCGCCTGTTCGCGCTCCCAGTGTCCAAGGCCGAATTCACTGGCGTAATAGACCCGCTCGGCATCGGGCGGCATCACCATCACACCACCGTTGGCGATGTGCGGCGCCCAGTGGTTGACGATTCCCAAGTCTCTCGCCGCCGTCTCTTGAGCGGCTAGACCAAATTGCGGATATCGCAGGTGCGGGCGTTCGTCGACCACGCCCCAAACTCCGAGCGGCACAAAATCAAAGATGTTCGGCGCGCGGCGAGTTACAACCACGTCGGGATCTAGCACAAGAATCGCGTCGTAGTCTTTCGCGTGCTTGGCGGCTTCCCACTTGATGGCCGGACCGTAGGGCAGGGTTGCATTCGGCCACGATCGCATAATGAACTCGGCACCGATTCGATTTGCGTAGGCTCGGTGATTTGGTGCCGTGACCGCCTGCTCGGCGCACACTTCCTGCCCGATGGCGTAACTGACAACGGCAGTTCGTTTTGCTTTTGGTGGCGGGCTCGGCGAGCTCCCTGTAAATGGAACGATCTTCACCTTTGCCGATCCTGGTGGCGGGGCAGTGACCAACATGCGACCGTCCAGGTTGTTGTGGAATTCGGAAACGACTGCCGGCAACGGTTCTGACCGCTCTTCGCCGGTTGCGGGATCAATCCACGGGCAATGCGAGCACGCCACCGGATCGTTCGGTTTCGGCGTGCACGATTCGCAAATCGCCTGAATGGCCGCTTTATGCTCGTTGGCCGGATGGTGGCAGACGTGAAGCGGCTTCACGACTCCACTGGCAATCTTGAAATGCGGAACTTGGACCGGGCCTAGATGGGGGCAAATCATGGAGGGGCGATCGCTCCGCGGGCAAGCCAGTTGCAGTCAACGGCCTCCCATGAAAACGGATAAGTACCGCTGATAACCGACCAACTGCCGCTTGGTGGGGCGGCCGGCGGGCTCGACGCGCTGAAGTTCGTGAACGCTTGCGCGTAACTGCCGTAAGAACCGACAGACGCCCAGCCAGGACCGGGATCGTACGAACCCAATTCGCAGCCAGGCGATCCGCCGCCCGTTCCACCTGAGCAAGATGCGGCCTCGTCGCCGAATGCTTCGCCGGGGAATAGGGAAGTATCGCTAGGCTCTACGAAACCAATCGGGGCCTTAATGTCGTATCGCTTGTTATAGTCCACGATGCAAGTCGAACCGATCGCGACAAAGCCCAAGGCCGACTGTCGAACCACCTTTGCGGTATCGTGCTGAATCTGGATGATTCGCCAACGCAAAGCCGATTGCGTGTAGTCCCACTCCCACGCGAGCGTTACTTGAAAATCATCGGTTGGCAGATTCGGCAGCAGAACGTCTGGATCGTCTGGCTGTAAAATCTCTCGCGAATACGTGTAAGGCCCGGTGCCCGTTCTCGTGAGATAGAACTGCCCGGTCGGCGTGTAGTTGTAGCCGTTCCAGTGCGAACAGTAGCCCGTCACGATATCGGGCATGTCGTGCGAGGTCGCTGCGGTCACTTCGTAGCCGGCCAGATTGATGCCGCAACGCGTCGACGGCGGCAGGCCCACAACTCGCGTTTTCGGTTCGGGCCAACATTCCCACAGCGTGTAATCGTCGAAGCCGGTCGACTGCCATGGGACGATGCCGGCGTACTCGATCGAGCAATACCGCGACGTCCAAATGAGATAGTCTGCCAACCACTGGGCGTGAAAGTCGGTCACGTCGGTCGCGTTGGTCAGGCTGCCAAGCACAATCCGTCGCGGAAACCGGCAATTGATTCGCGTCGAACCCATCGTTTTGGGCCGCGACGTGCTGGGCGTGTACGTGTACTCGAACCCGCTCCCTGCGTAGAACTCGCCGCCAGGGATGTTGTCGCTAGGCCACTGCGATCGAGGACCGTTGCCCGTGCGGCCGGTGATTTGTGCCCGGTGATAGTCGAAGAAAATCGGATGCATGAATCGCACTTGCTGGTGAACCGCACCATCGTTCACGACGCCGCCCGACAGATTCAGCCCTTTGAACGAATCGATTTGAGCGTCCAGGGTGGTCTGGCACTCGCTGGCCGTGCGCCACACCAGCCGCGCGACGTAACTGTCGCTCGACCCGCGAATCTCTCGACAGCCACGGCGTTGGTGACTCCAACCCATCGCGTCGATGAATTCTTCCGGCACGAATCTGCCGCCGCCGATCGATTCACGGTCGAAAGCCTGATAGGCTGCGATCGGCGTTGGATCATCGCTGCCCGTCCATGTGGCGCCCGGATAGTACGGCTCTTGCTCGTTGCAAACGCCTGGATTCCCGATCAGCGGCACTAACCAAAGCGGCGTGGCACTCGGCGCCCCGACCAGTGGGATCGAGTGTAGGAGCATCATCACAATCGTGATCGCCGCGGCCTCGGTGTCGACGTTGCCAAGTCGCAAGATCGCCGAGACGTAGTTATCCTGCGACGAACCGCCAAAACGGTACATGCTGTTGCGGCTAGCTTCGTCGGCGAGAAAACAACCGAAAGGAAAACGACTGCCACCGGTTGGCCAGTAGAGCGAATTCAACTTGACGATCGGCGTTTCGCGCCAGCCAGGGCCGAAGTAGCCGCCGTAACCGCCTTGCCGTGGCTGGTTGTTGCGTGCGACTTCCTGCAATTGCGTTTCGAGTTCCGGCCAATGCGACGACAGCCAGCGTTCTAGATCGCCGCCCGGATCAGGTTGAAGAATGGTTACGTTGTTGATCGTGGCCAGCACTAGCGTTCCCCTAGATACCAGTCGAAGAGGACGCTGAATTGGATCTCCACGTAGCCCACGTCTTCGCCCTTGCCGAAATCAAACCCAACGGGCCGCATGGGCTGCCTGAGCATTCCTTCGCCGTCTGGGTATGTCGGCATCCATTCGAGAGACAGAGCGTCTAGAACCTTTGTCATGGCCGCTGGAATGCCGTAGGACGAGTCGCACAGCAATTCCTCGTCTGCACCGATGGGATCGCTTTTGAGGTTCGTGTTGATTCGAACGCCTACCCCGGTATCGGTTCCAAGGGTTGCTCGGCCCGCGTCCATCATGGAATCAACGAACCTGCCGGATTTGGGGGCGATGGTCAGCCACAAACCGCCAGAAATGGCCGATTCTTCGTTATCCGGGTCGACAACTAACCGGCCGTTGTGCTCGGTAAGTTGCAATTCGTCTCGGAGGCGCGCAACAATGGCCAACAGAATGTCTTTGAATTCGGCGTAAGCAAGGGTGGTGGGCATTTATGAATCCGTTTCAGGAACGCAACGGGCAGCAACCGAACTATTTCAAATTCACAATTGCTGTCTTCGTCGGTGTTTTTCTTGCGTTGATGCTGTTCTGCGGTCTTACGGTTTGGCTTTACGTTGGGTGGCAGCAGTGGAACGCGCGAGCAAACAAGATTCGAAGAGATCAAGAGCGAGCGGCGGAAATGCAAAAACAACAAGCGTTTTCGGATGCGGTTCGGGACATGGTCAATCGCGAAGCTAACAAGGCTCGCAAATAGTCAATTGATCCCTTTCGTGTTGTCGTCAGGATCGATAAACGAATTCGTGGGAATGCGCGTATCATTTTGGGTCTGCACATCCCACGGCAACACACCCACGGGAATCGGCTGATTACTGGCGTACTGTCGATCGAGTTGAAAACGATAGATCGCAGTGATCGAGTACAAATCTTTTCCGTCCGGCAATTTTTCACGGGCCTGAGTCGTAAGCCCATCATCTAGCGGCCAATGGACCACGCCGTTTGTATCGGTGAACTGCTTGGCCTTGATGATCTTGTTCGGCCAGGCGCCGATTCGCTCAAAGACGCAACGTAGCGTTCGAATCGTCGTCGGCGCATGAAGTTGAATGCCAATGACCGATGGCCCCGATGTGGGCTCGGCGGCGAGAGGCAGGCCAACCCAACCACGTTTGGTATTTAGTTCGCTCTCGACTCGGGCGCTGCTATACGGGTGATCTTGTGCTTCCTCGGCAATTTGGGGCGACTGCATGCTCACCGCGGGGCCTTGCTGCCAAGTCACCTGCGGCGCCGGCTGTTCGGTCGTCGGAGTCGGCGGCGTTGGTGGAACGACTCCGCCCTGTACGTTGGCGTGACCGGAAGTGCAGGGGGTCTGCCAGGCGGCGGCGAGAGTCGAAACAACCAGCCCCATGCCCGTTCCCCATGGCGATCCATTCCACCAATGTTTGTTGGGGTCGTAAAAGTTTGGGTCGCTTGAATCCTCCGGCTGAGGCAGACTCAGCACGTCGCCGATCGGCTTTAAATCGGCCATGCCCAAGATGGGACTGCTATTGTCGAGTGCAAAATGCTCGATCATCACCGAAGCCGAAACGCGAGAACCATCCTTGGTGGCAACTTCCACGATTCCGAAGTCCCGTATGATTCGCCTATCGAAATCGGCGGTCACACCGAATCGTCCGCGAGACTGGACAATCTGGAAAGCGCGTTCGGCCAAGTAGGTTCGATTGACCTGGGCGGCGCCAGTCAGTTCGACCTGAATGTTTTCGACCTGTCGCGTAGTGACCGCGTTCCATCGCTTCGAGTGCGTGAGCTGGTAGTCCATCGCCGGAAACGGCGGGGCTTCGCACGAAAGCTGCTGATCCGTCACGCTGTAATTCAGGATCAGGCCACTGGGCTCGCCTGTGAATCGCATGGCCGTTCGTTGCCAGCCTGGGAAGACGGGCGGCACGCATAGGTGCCGAAACAGGTGCGGCGTCCGAATCGCGGGCAGGTGAGCAAGGATAAGCGTACCCTGCCACGTGCGGACCGAACGATTCGTGCTGTCAATGTCGTCTGAGACTGACCAGCGGTTAGAGATCACCGGCCATTCGGCGTTGCCGCTGCCGTAAGGGCACGCAGTCAACACGATCTGAATCGACCATTTAGCACGCAGTGTTGCTGAGGATATTTGTGTGACGTTGCAAAACAGAACCTTCGGGCCATTGCGAATCTCGGTGTTCGTTGTCGCTTCCAAAACAGTCGTGCCGCCCATTGTCATGACGAACGGCTTGCGATCTTCGTTTAGCTGGGTGCGTACAAGGTTCAGAACGCCGCCTGCGTCCAGTGCAGGAACGACGCCCGAAGGATTCAGAACGCCAATCACGGGCGAGCCACCAAGCACTGCGGTGTTATACGACGCCACGTGAATAAGCGACTCGCAGGTAATCGTGAACTCCCAACCAGCTTGGTCGGTGTTGCTCGCGTCTCGCAAATCGACTTGTTTGAACTCTTCGAGAAAGACGTTCCGAAGCGTGATCCCGTTGTAAACAATGTCGGTGCTCATCTATCGCCCCCACGCCAATGGAGGCCGAAGGGGATCGCCACCACCTTGCGCATGCTTCGAAATACGATCAATGAAACCGCGAATTCCGGCGCTAATCGCTGCGTCACTTCCCTTATTTGTCTTTTCGATATCGTCCATCAGATCCTTGAACTGCTTGAATCCTGGGATCTTGTCGAGGATGGCGCCGAGCACCTGTTCGGAAACCTTTACCTGCTCCAAGATTCCAAGGGTCGCTTGAATCAGAACCGCTAGCCCGGTGTTCTTCACGTTCTCCACGCTGGCCAGAATCGGACGCAGTGCCTTCTCTAGGGCAATCTGCTGATCGACCAAAAACGACGACGAACCTGCCGTCAGTCGAGCGGTCTCGATCGAGCCCTTTTCGCGTGCGACGTCCAGGCGAGCGAAGGCCGCGGCGTATGTGCCGTTCAAATCCTGAAAGTTTCGCTTCGACTCGATTACTTCATTGCCGAGATCGCGAATCCGTTCGGCCAGGGGTGCGATGGGCTGCTGCAACTTCACGAACGACGCCGCAACGCCCAAGCCTTCCTTAGCCAAAAAGCCACCAATCGCACCGGCGCCTTCGTGTGGTGCCGACATGAACTTGCCGACGGCACCCGTCGCCTTACCGATTTCGGTCGGCGTGACAACGACCCTATTCATCAACCCTTGTGCGGCATCCTGAAACCAGCTTTGTTGACGAAACGGGCTTTGTGGACCTGCAGCCGATGCGGCTCGTGCGTTGTCCGCTTCGATCTGTTCACCTGCAGCCGATGCGGCTCGTGCGTTGTCCGCTTCGATCTGTTCGCCGGTCCGCATATCGCGGCCAGAGGCGTTTGGCGCTGGCGAGACATACGCGCCACGCTGAGCCATCCCGCGAATGGTCTGGAAGCCTTGCACCATCATTTGCGGAGATCGAGCGAACGCCCGCATCGTCGCCTGAGACGTCGCCGCCGCGGCCTCAGCACCCTTCGCGACGGCCGGCATCATCCGAGCCAGCGCGGCGAACATTCCAGAGATTGCGGCGCCAATCAGTGGAGCTGGCATCAGTTATTTCTCCACGGTGCGATGGCGTTCGATAGTTCAGACAGGGCAAAGGCTCGCGTCGCTTCGGTTTCGTCCGCGTAAAGCGACTTGAATTGAGCGAGCGTTAAGGGGCTGCGGGTTCCGAGGCTGAAAGGCACGCTTCGTCGCACGATGATTCGCTCGGAGTTGAGATAGAGTCCGACAACTCCGGCGTGGTCGATGGTTCCGGGTATAAATCCGAGGTCGGCAACGAAGTCGGCATACGCTCGGAAGTTTTTTTTTGCTCGTCGCACCACTGCGTAAACGCAAGCAGCAGTTCCATTCGCTCGGTTATGGTCAAACCACCGTTGGCCAGGTCCGTCACGCCAAAAATCGCATTAACGGCCTGCATGGTGCGTTCCATGGCGCCAGGATCGCCGCCGTCCATCGCGATCGGGTCTTTTTCCCAATCAAAATCGGGAAAACTGCGAAGTCGGAACAACGCTTCGAGCGGATCGATACGGATCGTGATGCCGGCCACGGTGTGGGTAAAAATCCGACGATCGGCGTCGGTCGTTTTCTTCGTGCGTGGCTTATGCGGCTTGCGAGAGGTTTTGCGCTTCATGATTACGTGTAGGTCGACGGCAAAAGAGTCCAGGCGTTCGCGAGGCTGACGGCCGATTCGGCGTACGTCATCCATGTGATCGTTTCGACGTTCGAAACAACGGTCGAGATGCGCCCGCCCTGCGCGAGAACCGCCATAGTCGTGATTTCGTTCCGCGTGCCCTTGTTGTAGGTCTTGGGCTCGACTGCAATCGTGCACTTGGGGAACACGAGCCCGGCAGCGTTGTTGCCGATGCCGAGGCGAAAGAATCCGCGATCTTGATAGATCAACTTGCCGGGCGTTTGCATCATGCCGTCAGATAGCGGAACCGACCACGGGCGTTTCATCGTCTTGCCGACTGCCGCGTCGAACCGCGACATGGCAATGCGAATCATGATCTGTTCGCCCATCACCTGATAGTCGAACGGCACACCCTGCTGACCGCCGTTTTCGTCGGAGTAAACCGGCGAAGTAAATTCACGCTCTTCGAACTCGACGCCGTTTTCGCTGTAGCCGAAATCGACAGGGCTCGCGAACGTGCTTAGGTTGGCATTGAAGAATGACACCTGCAACAGCGCCTTACCGAACCAATTTACCGGGATAGCCATGTTGCGTTACCTGTTGTACGGATCTTGGAACATGCGACCGGGGTAAAACCTGCGAGGCCCGGTACACTCGTCAACGATCAAGTTCTGAGCAAGCACCGATTGCGGGGTGTCTTTCACCATCACGGGCATCGTCGCGTCGTCGCTGGTATCGTCTGGCGTGAGGTCTAGAACGTCTTCGCCCTTGCGAATTCGCTCTAAAGCCTTCTGGCAATCGTGAGCGATCTTTTCGCGGGCATCGCTCTTGTAGGAGGGCCTACGGTCGAACAGCCGAAGCATCGTCAGCTTGCAAACGATGTCGCGAAGCAGGTTCAACGGGTGGCCCGTCAATCCAGTCAGTTGCGCCGTCGTGTACCGCCCGCCCTGGATTAGTTTCGAGTGGGCTTCGGCTTCGGCGTTCTCCATTGCAAACAGCAAGTTTGGATGGGGGGCCAATAGTTCGTCCGACGTAGCCTTAACAGCGTTGTCATTCACTAGATCCCCGATGGTTCGTGCGTCATAGGCCGCGAGCATGTTCGCTGCGGTAACGTACAAAAGCGCCATCGGGGATCATCCTTCAAACGAACTAGGTCAACAGGCCGGTCAGCAAGTAGCTGTTGTTCGGCGCTACCACGCGGATGTCGCTGTTGTCGATCACGCGACCCTTGTGCATTTTGTCTTCGTCGTCGTACTTGGTCTCAATCAGCAAGGACTGATTGCGGTACTCGAATATCTGCACCGAGTCATACGAGGGCTTCACGACACTGGCACCATTTCCACCGGTGTAGCTTTCGTTCGCTCCGCCGTTGTCCGGTCCACCCTTGCGAACGCAAACCACCGCTGTGGCATCGGGGAATACGTACGATTCCGCCGTGGTGTCGCCCTTTTGGTTGGTGACTTGAACCGTGTCTTCAATGACCAGTTCGCAGCCGTACAGCACATCAGGCAAGCCGAAGGATGAATTGCGCCCCATCCGTCCCCGGATGTAGCTGTCACCTTCCCGGTATTGCATCAGAGCCACGATTTCCGGAGAAACCGAAATGGTCTGGGCAAGCGTGGGACTGATGACGAGCTTCAAGTCCTCAACCGAGACCGCACCGCGGGAAGCGATGATGATCTTGTTGACCGCGTAGTTGATGGACTTCTTGATGTAGAGGTTCGTCGAACTCGACGCGCCCCAGTGATTACCGCCCCCGTTGATGGTGGTCGATGTGGCCGTCATCCCGGAGTAGTTCGCCGAGGTCGTCGCGGCAGTGATCGCCCGAAAAGCCCGGAGGGTCATCATCCGCATCATGGTGCCGTCCGCATGGTCGCGAACGATATCCCACGGGGCCTGCTCAACAGCCAAAGCACCCATTTCAAAGCCGAACGTAAATCGCTCGGTCTGGTACGGCTTGAGGTCGTAGTTTTCCGTGTTCCCCGTTTGGTTTGGGAACGGCTTTCCGTCAGGCCATTTGGCCTGACTCAAAGTCGCCGTGGTGATTCGGGAGAATTGATCTCGTCCGATCACGTTGTAATAACCGACCATGTGTTCCACGGTGCGGGTCTTCGTCCAACGCGAAAGCGCGAAACTTGCATTGGGCCGAAGGTATCGAATCCGAAGGTCTTCGGCCGCTTCGATCTGGGGGAGGTAGGTGTTTTGCGCCCCACCACTTGGGTAGACTGGCATCGCTCAAAATCCTGGTTGCTAAGGGTGTTGCCGGATTCGCTCTGCCAGCCAGAAAGAGCGAAACAAGCGGTGATGGGTGTAACTACGGCGCGTACTTGGTATAGCGCACGATCTTGACTTTTCGGATGCTTCCGGCCGCACCGCCCTCAATGGCGATGGCAGACACGTAGTAGGTAGTACCCGACGTGGTGCCAACAGCGATCCCTTTGCCGTTCGCGTCCGAAGTGACTTCGCCGTCAATCCCAACGGTTCCACCGAACTCAAGGAGGCAGTATTCGCCTTCCTCGAAGTAGTTCAGCGTGTCGCCGGTCGTTGCCGCGACACCGCCGGAAGTAGTTGCCGGGGCCTTTTGCGCGTCGATCGAGATACCGACGTTTGCGCTATTGAGCGTGGCTTGGAGAGCACCCCAAGCACTGGTGCCCGGTTTGATAAAGCGGCAAGGGTAAATGTCCCCTTCCGCAACAAGTCCGCCGCCGTCCATTCGTCCCATGGTCTAAATCCTCGAAATGTGTTGTGAAGTGTGGAAGGAACTACGCGGCGCCAGACAGAATCTTTTCGCGGGCTTCGGCGTAGGAAATCGTCTTGCCAGCCTGGTCGTATTGGTAAACGAGCTGCTTTGCTTTGGCGTTGATCTCGGCCGCACGGGCTGCTTCCTCGGCTTCATTCAAAGCAGGTGCCTTGAACTCCGATCCCGGAATGGGAAGCGAACCACGCGGGGCGGGTTGGGTCGTCGCGCGACGGTGAGCAATGGCCTTTTCGAAGCCGCTTTCGTCGTAGCTCGCGTAGAACTCCATCTCCTCTTCCAAGGGCTTTTTGTCCTTCGAATTCAGGACGGGATAGCCATCGGAGGCAAGTTGCTTGAGAACTGAATACCGGTGCTCCTTGGTGCGATCGGCAGCCAGAGCGTTGAACCGCTCGGTAAGCGACTGGAGGCCGCTTTTCAGTTCGGCGTTTTCTGCTTCGTAGGCCAGCGTCTTGGCCTGAAGGTCTTCGTAGGAAACCGTCTTTTCGGCTTCCTTGCCCTTTTCGGGTGCTTTGTAGGGCATGGCGGCATGCGCTCCGCCGGCTGGCTGGGTTGCACAAGCACCGCCAAGCCCTAGTTCCATCAGACTTTGCATTACGAGCGCTCTAATTTGCGATTCGTCCATCGTTTTGGTCTCACATGCCTCGCTGTCAGCGTCGATCGAGTAGCGGAGGCAGCGCTGCCCGGACGATGGTTGTTCGTACGACATTCCCAGTTGAAGCCGCGGAGAAGTTCCGGCCGGAAGTAACGCGAGATTGCGGAAGTAGCCCGCGCCGGGATCGTCTCCACGCCAGACGAAATCGACTGACTTGCCCGGATGGTCCTTGATGTCCGCTTCGTGATCGGCGGAGTAATGGCGCTGGGCGAGAATGCCCCATTTGCCGTTGCCGAGCTTGCCGACCTTGTAAGGCCCCATGACACCAACGACCGTTTTCCGGGGGGCTTCCGGCGTCGGGTGGGTTAGGACAACCGGGACATATCCACCGCTGCCGAAGTTCTCAATCAGGGCGTTGCAGTTGGCCGCAACCCGCTCAAGCATCTCGCGATTGACCGGCAGGCTTTCGCCCTGCGGACCCATCGGCGCTTCATGCTCTGCCCACACCGGTTCGTAGTCCCGGTGGATTGAAAAAGCGTCTGGCGGAGGTGCAAAAGTAGTCGTCATTCCCGCAAGTTGGGGAATGTAACTTTTTTCTGCTAGGCGGACTTTTGAAAATTCTGAGAAGTTTTTTCAGAATTGTTGGCGAATACAAAACGCGACTGTTCGCCGGGTTTGGGTTGGTTTGGTGCTGGTGGTTTGTCTGGATCGCTAAAACTATCGGGCAGCATGGAGCAAAATTGCGCTGTCTCCCATTGCGACAGGATCGCCGAACGGTGACATTGGCGCCTGTTTGACCAGCACTTCTTCCCCTGGGAGCGGTTCGCGTAGGTTCAGGCGTTCCAATAGTTCGGGGACAGGGATTTTGAGGCCCATGTTGTAGGCTTTCTCTAGTCGTTCGATGATCTTGTCGGCTTCGTCCCCTTCACTCTCGATCACGAAACGCACGTCAATGCCGCGAAGCTGCGGGAAATTGTATTCGACCAGCCAACGCACGACTTCGCGGGTCATGGTTTCCTGCAAGTTGATCGCGTCGTACTGGATGATCTGCATGAAAGTCCCCAGTTGGACTTCGGCCATGTTCGAGTTAAGGCCTGTGCTGGATGTTTCGCTGGTGGCTGTTTGGCCTAGGACGTAGCGCTTGATTTGGTGCCCCCAGAACAAGTGCACCATGTCATTCAGGGCCTGCAAGCCCGCGTTAGTCGGCTCGATTCGCTCGATTCTGTACGTATCAGGTTCGCCGGCCATGACAGGAACAATCAGCACGTTATCGGCGCGTTGCTCCCGAACTGCTCGAATAACTTCCTCTCTGGCTTGCTCATTACCCTGGGGGTAAGTCGCGATCGTAAAGCCTGTTCCAAACCGCTGAATCAAGGCCATAATCGTGGCGAGGGATTGCTGCTTTTGGAACCACGCCCAATAGATGCGGTCGCGAATCCCCACCCCGTTAATGCGCCCAGCGGATAGAACATCTTCAAAAACACCGTCCTCCACGATGTGCTTGTGAAGAGAGAGCAACGGGCGTTCTTGTTGAGCTAGGAAATACGCCATCCCCTGAGACGTATAAAGCACCGTTCCGCCGCTGTCGGTGATCTTCTCTAGCTCTCGACCGTAGTAGTGGTAGGGCGTTCCGTCAGAGTCTTTCTGCCAGAGTTGGGGCGAAACGCGAACTCCAATGTCTCGCCGCGCTCCTGCCCGCTTGTTGTCGCGGTTGTAGCGAAAGATGAGCTTATCCCCGTTGACCGGCTCCCAATCCGCGATGGAGTTGTACTCCTGCCCGCCAATGTTCAGGCGATCCCATGTATTGGAAACTGCCGCGCGCCCGTACCAAATCGCGTCGAGAAGGCTCCAACGGTACTTGAGGAAATACGGGATTTTGTTGAGCATCCCGGTCAGTTGCTCACACAGCCATTTGTGGATTTCGTTCTTGGGTTCGTCGGTCTCAAGATGCCACTTGAGCAACGCCGTAGCCCGTTGGCGGCTCTCCACGCACTCCATAACCACCGGGTCGTTGCGCATCATCGGCGCCCGTTCGGGAGCATGGCGCAGGGCCTCGTCTGACACGCCATAGGTCTGCGTGTTGATGTTGATGAGCCCAGAGAATGTCATTGCATGGGGTAGCGCGAACTCGCCTTGGCCTGGTGGGTCAGGCTTCGGAACTGGCTTGGGGCGGTTGGCCATCATTCCGGCTGCGCTTTGGAGCGGAACGGGCTTGGAGCCAGTGGCTTGCGAGATTAGTTCGATTCCGTTGCTCATTGTCCGCGCCTCGTGCTATTCCTGAATCCGACTTGCTCGGGAAGTGTTGAAGTCCGAAAGCCTCTACGTCCTAGTCCAGGCTCGGCGAGTGCCCGCGTGCGAAAGCCTTTTGGAGTAGCCCGCCGTGGAATGTAGGGGGCCGATCCGCCTTCTCCAGGCTCCGCGTAGACGAGTGCATAGCGGAACTTGTGGCCGAACATTGAGCCGCGGATGCGTAACTCATCCCAAACAAACTTCCCTTTGGAGTGGGCCATTTGCATTCGCACAAACACGCGAATCGGCACGTTGAAGTAGCCATACGTCGGCCCGCGCTGGTTGAGCTTGCCACCTGCCTTGCCGCCGATGCGTTGGGAAAGGCCCGTTGACTTACCTTTTGTAACGGTTCCGGATCTTCCGCCGCTGTGGTCGCTGGCTTTGTAGCTGACAAAGAGGGTTGACGTTGCCCGATCGTAGTGGAATGCGTAAACGTTGCTTGACTGCGGCGTTAGCGTCTCTCTTGTGTCCGCTTCTCTCAGCCTGCGTTGATCGAAAGGCCCATCATCGCCACTTGGCGCAGAAGGCCCGCCACCTCCGCCACGGTTGGGCGGTTCTGGGTCTTCGAACACGTCAGCCGGCGTCGGGCGGCGCGGTGGTACGCGACTTCCCCGGCCACCTGTGCCCGGTCGGACCGGCATCGGCTCGGCAGTTGGAGCGAATGCCCTTGGCGGCATGCCAAGCAGCGAGCGCGCGAGGCCGCTAAGGCTTGCACCTAATGCGCGGGCTTGCGTAAGCCATTGGCTGACTGCGGCGGTTCCGAACATTACTGCACTCCCAATGCTTGTCGCGTCTGCCGCGTGATCTCGCTCTTGTACCCCTTCACGTTGAACCCCTTATTTCGGTCGAAGTCCCACATGATTCCGTAGCGCATCGCGTCAATCGCGTGGTCATCTACCGCATTTGGTTCTTCCCGCGCTGAACGATCCTCCGTTCCTTCTTTCCAGCGGTACATCGGGATTTCTCGTAGGAGGTTTTCGCAGGTGTTGAATATCTGCAACCGCGGCCGATTGTCGCCGCGGACTTTCATCTTGGATTTAACGACTTCGATGCTCTGAACAACTGAGTTTTTGTTTGCCAACGTGCAGGCAATCCCCAGTGCGGACAGTTCCCCACGGACTTGGGCATCGTGGTCAGTGACCGTTGGCCCGTAGTAGGGGTTCCCCTTGATCCACGTTCGCGACTTGATGGCCGTGGCGTGCTCTTCTAGTAGCTTTCCCGATCCGTAGTGCTCGTCGTAGATATAGATCGTTCCGTCGTAGCCCTTAGCTAGCCAGAGGCAGCAGAACGGATTGTTGAATCCAAAGTCACAGGCTCGCCACCGTGGCCAGTCGTCGGGAATATCGAACGGCTCAATAACATGGGTTTCTGCATCGAACTCGCTAAAGACAGCGCCAGCAACTCCCAGGAAATCGCCATGTTGGCGCATGGCGCGGAATTCCTCAGGGATCGCGTCAAAGAACTCTTCCTTCCAGTCCTCTGAAATCTTGTCGTTGCACATCGTGTTGAGGTGCCAAAACGTCATCCCCTTGGGCGGTTTCTTATAGGCTTTGGGCCACTCAGGAGACTTGACCTTAACCGGCGTGAAGTCTGCCCAGCCTGGTGCGTTGGTTTCACGACATCCGCGGCGAATTTCGGTCAGTAGTTCAAACGGTGCTTCCTCGTTAAGCCAAAAACCACCAATCGCAGTTCCTTTGAAAGCATCTACATTCTGTTCATAGCTTCGGAACTCCAGAACCCAACCAGCTTCATTTGGCCGCTTGGCGAGTCGGTTCCGTAACACCACTGCGTTCGGCCATGATCGATTAGGACGATACCAGTCGATATGGAGAATCCATTCCGGTGGAATGAACTTGGAAAGCTTCTCAACCCAGGCAACTTGGCAGACTTGCTCTTTCTTCTCACCAACAACCCAAAACGGCCAGTTCGGCCCCTTGGGCATCGTTTCGCGGACGTACCTCGCAGTCTTGAACGCAGCCGCGTAAGTCTTCCCTGAACCGTTCCCGCCAAGGCAGATTGATACCGTCGAGGTGTCGTTAACGAACCCCGTTTGATGGTCGCGCTTCGCCGGGTTGTCAGGCCGCGGCCGAAATGCGTGGTACTCTCCGAAATCTGCCAGGGCAATCATTCTCTAAAGGCCAATGAGACCCTTCCCCATGACAGCCAAAGGAAGCTTTCAAAAATCCTTACCCGACCTTGCCGGATGTTGTCGCAAACGTCGCTGTAAGCTTTATCAAGCCACTGGAAACACTCCAGCTCTTCCGGGTTCATTTCCCCTTGTGCGTCGCGCCCCGTCGCAATCACGGCCTCCAGGGCCTTCAAAAGCGGTTGGTCCTCGTCGTCTCGTTTCTCGTCTTCTTTCCAGGCTTTGTGTTCTTTGCGAAACACTGAGACAGCAGCGACGAAGGCCGGTCGCTTCGGTTCGATTTCTGTTGGTTCCTCAACTGATTCGTCAACGAGTTCGGCGCCTTCCTGCGTTTCCTCAATATCGGCCTGTGCTATTTGTTCGGCCTCAATCGCTTCCTTGGTCTGTTTCTCCAGGTCCGGAAGTCCCGAACGGTTGTGTCTCGCCATTACCTACAATCTCCTTAATCGCCTCCTCAAGCATTGCTGCCTTGTCGTAAGGCAGGTCAGCCACAAGCTCTCGGATGTTCGTCGATAGGTGCGCTCCGTGAATCTGTTGGAGCATCTTGAGCCCGTTCTGGATCACGCTTAGGTAAACGGGATTCCCGGACTGTTTCTTTCTGATCTTTGAACGGCTTGTCTCTATGCCGTCGTCTGTTTCTTTCCGTTCCTGCTTTCGAGTTACCTCGTCTTCGCACGATCTTAGGAACTGTTCCTTGGCGTCTTTGATCGTGGCGTTGACCTGGGCGATAACTCGTTTCTGGCAAAGTTGGCTTGATAGGTTGTCTTCGTCGTCCCACAGCGCCGTTGCTTCCTCAAGCCATTTCTTCACCGTCGTAGTGCCTAAGTGAAACTCTTGGCACAGGTCGTACATTGACCAATGCGAGAGCCACAGTTCGTACATTCGACGCAGGTTGGCGTCGGTCTTCTCAATCGGCTCCACGCTCGGCGATTTCTTTGCTGGCTTGCGTCCCATAGGTTGCTAAAAGCTGCCTGATACTTGCAGGCGTCATCCCTCCGCCTACCTCAAGTGAGATATCCCGGTCGTTCCACCCACAGGCCCTGAGTGACATGATTCGCTTTGCCAAGACAAGGCTCCGCTTCATGCTGTTCTGCACTCTTGCCAGTTGCATGGCCTCAATGCGAGCGGAAATCTCGTCTTGGATTTCTGCGGGAGGATCGTTCCAATTGATGTTCTCCGCGAAACGCTCCTCGTTAATGGTTGCCTTGCGTATCATGTGTGGATTATGGAAGTTTCGGTATAAACACAACCGTGCGACTAGCCATCGAGCATTGCTGCGGCGTATCTGGATTGCGGAAAGGTTCTGCTACAGCGGGCGCGGTTCAAAAATCCGTTTCTCTGAATGGGCTGCGGTTCAACTTGGCTGCGATCCTTCAACAATTAGGAGGCTTCTAAAGGATGTGCTATCCGCCCCACTAGTACATCCCAGAAAGTCGAACAGCCTTGGTCCCCGTTGAATCACCGTGGCTGAACGCGACCTTTTCGGTTGAGTACGTCGCCAGCGGATTCGTGCCACCGTCAGCGGCCAACCATGGCTGTACAGTGTTCGCGGTCAAGATCTTGATCGCGTATCGCTCGGTCCCGTCTGATTCCTGAATGCTGATCGTCGCCTTAGCTGACGCACTGCCGATCAGCGAAAGCAAGTTGTCGCCGATAATCTCGACGTCCTTCAGCGTCGGAACCATGGCCGTAACTGCGGTCAGGTTGGCAGGCAGGTTGTCACCGGCGCCGCCGTCCACGGTCACAGCATCGCCCGACACCGTGGCCGTCATGTTGCGCCTCGAGCCGCCCGACCAATACACGTCGACTTTGTTGCTCGTCACGATGCCGTGTCCGGTCACCATCGTGAGAACGCCAGTATCGTTGTCGGTTCGCGTGGTGAGCTGGCCAACTTTAGCCGCGGCGAGACTCACTTCGGAGTTGATCGCCAGCGTACCGTCGATGTTGCGGTTTTCCTGGTGCACGTAGCCGCCGATCTGAAACGATCGCTGCACTTGGGTTTGAATGGTCATGATTTGTCCTTACGTGAGTGGTCTGTATCTGGCAACCTTCTTGCCGCGAGCGTCGTAGGCGATGTCGGTTCCGTAGTAGCGTGGGACGTAGGTTCGGTCGATGGTCAAGGCGGTTAGGTCAGCGGCGGGGATCGTTGCGATGTAGGTGCCGCTCGGGCTCTCTGTGGCCGTATGAGTTCCGGTTGAAACAACATTCCCCGCCGTATCGCGAACTTCGGCCTTAAGCGTCTTACCGGTGAGCGCAGGGCCACCGTCGCCGTTTGTTAGGACAGCGGTAAAAACCAAGTCTTCGCCGATATTGAGTTGCGGGTTAGACATCCGGATTCGCCTCTACGTTCGCGTAACCAAACACCTTGGGGCCAACGGCTGATGTTCCTGCGTATCTGTTTTCGATTGACAGACTGACCTGGAAAATGTCCACCTCCTCAACCGGCGTGGTGCCGTTCGATCCATAACCCAACGTAAGAATCAGCGACGGACTACCTAGAAACGTTCCATTGCCAAGGCCACGCATGATGATGGAGGAAGGAGAGCCGAGCATTACGTGGTCTCCGTGATGGCGGTTGGCGTTGTGGCGTCATTCAAGGTGTACGTCTTAGCGGTGGTCGTACCGTCAAGCTTCTTTAGCGTCTTGGTCGTGCTGCTGATGCTCGCCTCACCTGCATGGGCAATCAGTTCATAGAGCAAGTCTCGAACGCTGCCGGTTGCGTTTGTGCCGCGATAGCCTTCAGTGAGGGCCGTGGTCAGTGCCGAAGTAACGGCCGTAGTGACTTGAGCCGATGAAAGGTTGTTGAGGGCGGCGATTGCTGCCAAAGTCGCGTCGTCTGCCGTTGCAAGGGCCGTTGCGAGTTCGGCGTTCGTCGGAACGTCCGACACTTGCGCGTCGAGGTTTGTTTCAACCAGCAAGCCGTAACTACCAGCGCTTCCATACGTTGCGGTCGCTGCATTCCACACAGCAGCGGCAACGGCAGCAGCGTCAAGCGTAGACAGCCCGCTTTGAATCTCGGCAATCGCATCCGCTGCAAGCTCAGAAGCGCCGATAGCATCCGCCGCAATCACGGTCGAGGTAATAGCCCCAGTTCCGAAGCTGGAAGCCACAATACCGCCTGTCGCAATGCTCCCAACACTTCCGGCCACATTCCCGCCAACACTTCCGGAAACGCTTGCCACGCTTCCTACGACGTTCCCGCCTACGTTGCCGGATACCGAAGCAACCGAGCCAACCACATTCCCGCCAACGTTGCCAGTCACGCTGCTGACGGTTCCCATGTTGGAACCAACGATAGCTAGGCCCGATGCTGCCCCAGGGGCATTTCCAGTCGTGTAGAGCGATTTACCAATCGAACTGGCGACAGTGAAATCTCCGGCTGTCGTGTCTTGCCAAACTCCCGTGGCGACTTGCGCGGCCGTGAGTTGATTCGTCACAGTCGTAACGGTCGGAATCGTGACGCCTGTTTGTGTGGCCTGTAAAAGCACTTTTCCGCTTGAATTGCTGATTGCGGCCGTTCCTGTGCCATCGATCAACAAGGCTCCTGCGCTGCCAGAAGCAACCGCCGGAATGGCCGTACCAGCGAGCCCGCGCGTTGCGCTATATGCCGAATCGCAGAGAAGATCATTGAGACCGGAATCCCTAAAACAAATCGTCGGGCCACGCCATGCAAGAACACCCGTTGCCGATCCAACGAAGTACCCATACCCAGCTGCGTTGTTGTTGATCGAGGCGCCGCCACTGGCTGGGATCTCGATCGAGTACATCCCACCGCCCTGGTGAGCCCAGTCGTAGGTTCCGGCTGTGGTTGGAGTAACGGATGTGACCGTGTAATTTCCCGCCGAGTCGATGAAATGCCACGCAAGCGCCATTCCCGCAGCGTTGTAGGCCACGGAGGTTTGTACGGTCTTGAAATCGCTATCGCTGGTAAGTGGCGCAACGTTAACTGGCACCTCAGAGAGAGCGGCGTTGACGTCCATCGAAATATTCATAGGGCGAGCGCCTCTTGCTGTCGGTAATAGCGGGAGTTCCCGGCCGCGGCGGCGGCCGATTCGATCGCAATGGAAAAGGCCCGCGACGTTTGCGAGGTCGAGAGCGTGATCGTCGCGCCGGTGATGCTCCCGGCGGTCGCTTCCAGGTTGCTATAAACACCGATCCAGCAGCCCGAGGTTGCGTTGCCCGTATCGGTTCGCTCGGTCCCCTTGTCGGCGGTCGAAGTTTGGCCGCCGTTGCTGTTCGTGCAACCCCAAAACACGAGGCAATTATTCGTCGGTGTGCTGATCGTCGGGCACGATTGCGAGGACGAGTTGACGGCCGAGCCAATCGAAAACGTCGGTGTGTTCGTGGATGGCGACGAAACGCGATGCAGCGTGACAATCGCCTGCGAAAATGATCCTGACGCGGTGAATGTAAAGTTCGAAGCAGCAACGTCGCTTGAGTCGGCGATCTTGGTCCAAATGTAAACGCGAATCGTTGAGGAGTCATTCGCAACGACGGTCCAGCCACCAGGAGCACTGATAGTCCGCGACGTTACGCACTGACCAATCCCAAGCAGCAAATCGCCGACAGCCAGGCCGGTCGGCTTGGTGACGACCATCGACGTATCGCCCGACGAGGTTGTCGGGTCGGTTGCTTGTGATTCCCAGGTAGCGGGCATTGGTTACTGTCGAAACTTATTGAAGACTTGAAGCAACGCGGCGTTCACCGAGTCGACGGACGAGTTGGTGTTGAGCTTGAATAAAACGCTGTTCAGCTCGTCCCACGCGGCCTTCGCACCGGCGTTGTCGACGAATCCAAATTTGTCCTGCATGTAGGCGAACTGCGCCACCTGCGAACCATCGCCGTCGATCATGAGTTGCATGGCGGCCTTGAGTTCGTTCAACGAGTTGAACGCGTCTTCAAGTCGCGACAGTCCGTTTTTCAACAGCCCTCCATGTGGAGTGCCCGCGTTAAAGTTGATGTGTGCTACTGCCATGTTCTTTCCTCTCCAATCTCAAAAAGCCCCCGCAACGCTTCGTCCTCTCTCTACAAAGTGCGAAACGCTGCGGGAGCGCTCGGCGGGTTAGGTTGGTCCCTGCTTTACATAATCGTTTCGGCCTGCACCGCACATGCTGCAAAAGTTGCCGTCACATCCACCGCACCCGCAACCAAAGCAATGCCAGAGGTCTGCCCTAGTCTGAAACAGCTCTGTTGCCGTGCGACGAAAGATTTGCTCAATGTCGTCGCCGTAACTAAATCGCTTTTTGTTCAATTCGATTGACTTGCCTAAGTCGCCATTAGCATGCCTCTCGGTTGCGGCCTTCCAGTCGCAAACCATTTCGATGAGGTCAAGCAAGCTCATGTCCCGAATTCCGTTTTTCCAGTGCTCGGGATGGTGGCGGTTTTCTGCGTAATGATGCTCAAGTGCTGGTCTCATGCCATCAAGGAAAGCCCTGTACTCTTCACTGCCATACGTTGAGCCCTTCAATTTCGGCGTAAACTCTGCAAAGACGGACAATTCCGGCTCCGACAGTTTCGATAGATCGTGAAGGCGGGCGCGCTCCAGTAGGTTTCGAACAACCCCATAGAGAAGCTCCTGAACTCGTCGAATGTGAGCTAACGTTTCGGCCTGTGTTTCAATCAATTCCATCACTTCACCACCACCTCACCCGACCAAGCAGGCGGGTCTGAAAACTTCTCAGCCGTCCAGCCAACTCCCTGATAAGTCCCAGGAATCAGCATCGCGTTCATCGCATTGAGCGGGTAAGTCGTCGGCACAGGGTCGCCGCGTTGCCACAGGCGAACGTATTTGATCCCAGCCGGGAAAGTCGCTTTAGCAGGCGCCACGCTCGGAATCTCAACGCCAACGATTTCTTTCTGGCCGTTGGCAAAAGTCAAAATCACGTTGTTGATGGGTGCTATTCCAGCCTGTGCGGCGATTGCTTTGCTAACAAACGTCTTGTCGACTCCGACGCCGTTTAGCGTGGTAACTAGATACAACTGCCCGTGAATCGCCTTCGACATCGGATATGGCCGATCAGTGAGAAACTTCGTCACAACCTCACCGCTCGAAATCAGGACTGACGACTCGTAATAGGTCATACTGGCTAAAGTGTTCGTGTTGAACTTGGCGTTGTCGGTTCTGACCATTGATGAGTAGTGAACCGCTAGCCCAACATCACCAGCGAGCGTGCCATTCGTAACCGTCACATCCGGGGATTGGTTCGCGAATATCTGCGAACGGTAAGAGCGTTCCTTGTCGTCCTTCGGGCGGGTGCCGTTGAGCAAGAGAACTGGGTTAAACAACTGCGTCCCCGCATCGCTATGCGGTTTTCCATCCCCTCGATCGATCCATTTGGCAACCGAACCGTAACCCGCCACAGCGCAGTTAATCGCTACCGGATTGCGCCAAGTGGTCTTGCCAACATTCTGCAGGCCCCAAGTGCCGACTCCCCAGACCTGCTGCCCTTCGATCTCGCAGACGCTTCCACCCTTGCCAGGCATCACAACCATGCCGAGAGCGGTTCCACCCACAGCTAGGTTGTTCCGAATCACGTTCCCCGGCCGAACCCAATAGTGCGCCGTCCAGGGGTAAATCAATTCCTCATCGTTCGGAACGATCTCCACGCCATCGAGCAGCGCAAGTTTGCCGGAAGACATGAGCGTACGCTGACCGCCGCTGACGTTAATCGTGATGTTGTCGAGGATCTGGTTATCGACTTCGTTGCCGGTCGGCTGTTCGAAGAAAACCGCGTGGCCTTGGACGTTGTAGAACACGTTCCCTTGAACCAAATGCCCGTGCGTGTCGTGAATGGCAATGCCGCGATTACTTGGATCATCAGTCGAATACACCGAGCAATTTACGATTGAAGAGCTGCCGCGACCGTCGTCACAATTGCAGGTAGCCCTGTGCAGGTGAATTGGGTAGCGGCCTTTGATGCCCTTGGGGCCTAGGTTCTTGAACTCGGCGTACTTCGCATTGAGAACGCCGTTGTGTAAGACGATTACGTGGGCTTTGTGGTTGCCGGTTCCGGAACTGACTCCGGCTGTGCGGGTGAGATTTACCACACGAGGCAGAATCTTTCGCTCGCCAACCTGAAAGCCGGTCGCCTCCCACGGGCCAGCGGTTGCGCTTCCATCGGGTGAGATAATTCGATAGTGGTCGCCGGGATGCCAGCCCGTTCTTACTTGGTTCGTTTCGCTGCACGTGAATCGCTTCACTCCATAGGATTCGGTAAGGTCTTCCGTCGAGGGAAAGAACTCAACAAACTGCGTAACCTCATCCCCCGTAATCTCACACCGGCCCTCAATCCAAAGCCCGATATCTGAGCGGGAAGCCTCAGACTCCCCGCCAATGAACGTGCTGGAATCTTCGACGATGAAGTGCAGGTGCGCGTTCTGAATCGAGAGCTTGCCAGTGGGCCTGACGTTCACGTTGCCGTGGCTCGTCACGTCGGCTTTGAGCGTTAGCTCACCGTTGACTTCGATGCTGGCGTATTCCGCACGCGCATCAATCGTGCGAGTTTCCCCCGCAGGAACTTCCAGCGTTGGCAACACGGCGAATAGGAGGAGGGGGAGGAGTGTCATTTGGATTTCTTTTCCAGTTCGCGAATCATGCGGTCCAGGTCTTCTTCGGTGTACTCTTCCAATCCGTAATCAGGTCCATCAGAGCGAATGATTCGGCCGCGCTGCTTTGCTTCCCAGGCCTTACGCTCGATCAACATGCCCTTGAAATTTCCCATCACGTAAACAACCAAAAACGCCACGGACAAGCCTATGGCCATTAGCAATTCAACGACTCGGTTTTCTTTCTGTGCCATCCCCCACTCTCCGAATCGATCAGGGCTGGTTAGTTCGCGGCTCAAGGCGGGCCACTCTCACGGACAACTCAAGCACTCGCTGTTCGCATAGTTCGTGCTTCTTTTCGCACTCGTCAGCTTCTCGCCATCCGCGATACCAAAGGAACAGGAAGCCAGCGGTAAGCGCGAACACGATCACCCACAGAACGCGCGCCTCAGGTGTTCCGGCTTGGTCAAATGCTTTCTGTGCGGCATCGGCCGTCATCGCTGCGTGTTCCATCACTTGCCCCTGCCTCTAGGCGCTCAACTGCGCCAGCATTTGTTCCAGTTCGTCTTCCGCATCCTCTTGTGGGGGCCTTCGTGGCCACACCACAGAAATCAACCAGCCGATCATGTAAATGATCTGCACAATGGTCAGGATCAACACCAACGGCGACTTCGGAATCGTTGATTCGATCTCGTCGTAAGCGACTGCCGCAGCTGCGTGGATAGCCCCCAAGGTCTGGCGCGGTGTTTCGCGTGGATGCTGCCACACGAGTAGTGCGTGCTTTCGGACGATGGCGAGTTGGTCAAGCATCACTGTTTCGCCTTCATGTACGTGTCGCAAATTCGATCCGTGATCCAAATCGCAGCCGCTGCATAAATGACGGCTTGTCCAGTGCCACGAACCACCACCTCTAACAAGTAAAGCCAGTCCGAGGCGTGAATCATGCTATCTCCGCATCCTTCACTGAATGCCCACACCGGGGACAGTAGTCCTTGCAGCCACCGCTCGCTAATTGCTCAAGGGTCCAGCCCTTGACGTTTTGGCTATTCGTAAACACAAGCATGCCGCTTACTGCGGAGAAAATCTCTCGCTGAAACATGATCCCGCATTCGTCGCAGGTCACTTGAAGAATCACTCTTCTACTCATACTGCATCCACTGGATGGTAAAAAACGATCGAAATCCTGTCGGGCCAAAACAACGGATGAAAGGAAACTCCGTACCTAGCGATCACAGCGTCGCGTTTTCCAACATCTACCCACGCCTCCAACCATCGCGCCCGCTGCGGTTGTATCCATGCAGTGAACAGCGAGACTGCGACTGTCACGACTAGCAGTTGTCGAATCGTGAATTTCACTCTGAGCCCCGCTTCACTGAAATCGTCACCAGCACCTTGCCCCGTGAGTCATACTTTGGGTTAGTGGTTGACGTCAGCACAATTGAACGAACTCGGGGCCTGTAAACTTTGCACTGATACTTCATTTCCAAAACCCCTGAATCACCTTCACAACAAACGCCACCACGAACACCACCCACGAACCCACCAGCCCTATCGCAACGGGCAGCGCCCATTGGGGCAGTTCTGCATAGGCTGCACGAATCGCCGCACGGGTTGCTGCGTCACTGGCTTTACTTGCAACGTCGGGGAGCTTGCTGATTGTGTCGTCACGCTCACGTTCGAAGACATCGGCGGCGTGGTCGATAAGGTCTCGACCGGGACGGAAACCCTCCGGTAGCCCAACAGAAACCCCATCGGGCCGCGAACTTCCTGTAGCTGCTCCTGGTACGTCGTCGTGCGATACAAAGTAGGGTTTGCTGGTGCCTGACTGACCTCCGCTTTCGGTGGGCAAGTGCAGGGGTTGCAAACGCATTGCAAAGGCGCAGAACTCTGCGCTTTTACCGGCTGGCGTTTCGCAGTCTCTTCCGTGGCCAGCGTGTAATCGCGGCGGGCTTTGTGCAGGAAGTCCGCCAAAGTGTCATCCGGCATGTCGCAGAGTTGATTACGTAGCTCCGACGCTTCGAATTCGTCTTCACTCATTGTCGAAGACAAGTCCGGCAGCTCGATCTCTGTGATGGTTTTGGCTTCGACGACAGGCTTAGCCTTCGGCACATCGGCCGGCACACTTGCTGCGAGTGAGAGAAACAGGCAGCCCACAGTTACCATCAACCCTGTAACAGTTCCACGCATAACGATCCTCCTACGCAAGCGGCTTCATCTGGGCAATTGCAACGCAATCGATCAGGTCGCCGGACTTTGATTCTTCTAGAACGCAGCGCCCCTTGGCGCCTTGATTTGGCCAGTTCATGCCCCAGCTATTCATTTCCTCCGAGCCAAAAATCACTCGGTTGCCTTGCTTCCTGTACCAAGGAGCAGCGGCCATAATTTCGTGCGACCAATAGCCGTATCCGCAGGCCAGTTCCCAACCCATGAGAAGGGCCGTCATCTTGGCTTCGAATCGCCACGGCAAAACATAGAACTTTGTGGGCACGAACTTGGCACGACTCGCGCGGCTTTCTTCGTTGTCGTACTTCCGGTCAATCGCGTTGTTCGGCCAATACTTCGTTTCTGAGATGCCGTGCTGGGCGGCGTATTCAAGATCTTCACGCCCAAGACCACCAGAGTTGCGATAGCCCAAGAGCGGCGCGGCAACGCTCGCAGGCGAGAGCGGAATGTATCCGTGCCCCTGCTTCATGAGCTTGGCAATTGCAACTTGAACTAGCCCGTTTGCGTGGCAGTAGTTCGTGCCGTTCTGATCGAGGCAGGGGGCATTCTCACGGTCGTAGAAGTGGAATACAGACCGCTTTAGTTCGCGGTACTCATCGATTCGCTCAACCCACTCGTCACGCGGAATATCTTCGTACGGCCACGGCTCACAGACTGCGGACCCCGTGTAATCGCTCTTGCTGATTAGCCCCGTGGACATCACCCGCCCGTCGATCACCATCCCATCAGACGGGCAGTAGCGATGCGCGTTCGTGCTATCGATAACGAGCAAGCCGGATTGTTCGCAATACGTGTCGCTCACTTGCTCACTCCGTACTTCGACAGCAACGCAATGGCGTCAGCCGGATTAGCTGGGTAGGCTTCGGAGGTGCCTGTTTTCCCATTCGAGAGAACCACCCACGGAAGCTTTTTGCCTTCGGCTTTTTCGTAGACTTCCCAGGCGTCTTTCGTCCACTTCGACATTGAGGCTTTGTCCGCGTCCTTGTCGAGCACCAGAAACTCTTTTGCGTTCTTGTCGGTCCAATCGCGAACATCTGCCCCTTCGAAGGCTGCAATCTGTTTCGAGGTCATCGACTTACGGGCGGTTTCATCCTCGATCACCAGAACGTGTAACCCTTCGCACTCAAACGGCGGCTTGACGAAAGCGATCGGCACGAGCCATGGCGAATTCGATGCGACAACTCCGCCCGTAATCGCCATCAGCCCGACGATCATGATCGCCATGAACCGCTTGTGAGCGCTAGCCATTCAAAGGCCCCTTCTGCTCAATCGCGGCCTCTAGGAGCTTCCGGCATACTTCGTAGTCGCCGTGGTCAAACGCTCGTTTTACGGCAAGGAAGGTCGCCTCATGGGGGCATTCAACGTCGATGATCTCGCTAACGAGTTTGTGAGCGGTTTCGGGCGTGGAATTCGGCACGGGCGAAGTTCTCTTGGAAAGGATCGAGGCAAGCAGCGTCGGGCCGTAACTGATTCCAGCAGCGGCGATGGTTAGGGCACCAACAGCCCACAGCACCCAGGTTGGAATGTTCATTAGTCCCGAATCTCCTTGCGAATCACCGATCCACACCGAACTTGGTTTCGCGAATCGCTTCGGCGTGTTCCTTAGTTCGCTTGCCGCGATAAATCGGCACTCCGATCATTCGAGGGTCGCGTCCCCAGGAATGGCAGCCGGTTCGATTTTCGTTGTCGCATCGCCTGCACCCCCAACACGTCACAAAGCCTTCGGCCGCTTATCGAGGCCCTTCTCTGCGAGGATCGCCGCCAAGTCGTCGACGTGGATGCAGTCGCAAAGGCAGGCCGAAGTGCCGGGCGATTGAATCGGTGCGATGCTTCCGTTGCAGTAGTCGTTGCCCGGTTTCGCGTCGTACAGAACGCCAATGGCGGTGACTTGGGCACTACTTCCGTAGCCCCCGATTTGGATGATCTTGTCGCCGTTTTTGGCTTCGCGTCCGTTTCGATAGTGCATCTTCAAATCCTCTTGGTTCTTTGAGTTCGACTAGCCTTCGTTTCCCCTTACACACACCGCAGGGCTTTGGCTCCTCGCAGTACGGGCAGGGGATGGTTTCCATCACGCCACCTTGTCGATCGGCTGGCCAGTGATGAGCCGCAGAACGATATTCGCGATGGCGAGTCCGCCAATCAGATAAGGCTGGTACTGCGCCGGAATCACGCCGGTTAGATACCCGCCCACGGCGATTGCCCCGGTGAGTAGGTTCACCCAGAACGTCTTGGACTCGATAAGGGTTTTTGGCATAGCGGCACCTGTGTATTGGGCCGCCTAGTTCGTGACAATCACGCAGGGAAGATTAGCGCTGTCGGTTCCGGAACGAGCCTAGGCGGCCTTGTGCCGTAGATTTGGGCAAAGATTTAAGATTGACGCTACAGGAGAAATCTACTCCGGCTGGTCTGGCGCCATGGAATGCTCGGGCGTTAACTGAATCGCCAGAACCACCCGCGTTAACGCATCGTTGATCTTGTGAATGGTGCTACGGTACACGCCATTGATTCGCAATAGCTCCGATTCGGTAGCCGTGCAGATTTGCCCAAGCGTGTAATACCCTTCGCGGGCCAACACGTTGGCTTCCTTTTCGTTCATGACTGCCACGATGGGGGTGTCCAGGTTCGGAACGGGCTCACCTTCACGGCGCCGTCTGCGGTAGTTCTCAATAACCTTTTCGAGGTGCGCGTCTCTGCCTGAAACAATCGCCAGTTCGAGCGCCTTCGCGGTCTCAGAAGCCAAGTCGCAAACCCACTGTTCGGCCTCGCTGCGGTCTTCTGGCCTGATGAAGATTACGGGCCGTTGTTCGCGGGGCTGCGATGCCTCTTTGTGGCCTGGCTGTTGTTCGCGGGGCTGCGATGCCTCTTTGTGGCCTGGCTGTTGTTCGCGGGGCTGCGATGCCTCTTTGTGGCCTGGCTGTTGTTCGCGGGGCTGCGATGCCTCTTTGTGGCCTGGCTGTTGATCGCTTGGGCGGTTAGCTCGCTCGTAGCGTTTCGTTGTTAGCTTCCGTGTTGAGTCGTTCATGTGTCGCGTCCTGCGTGAGGGGGAGGTTAGTCCTGTGAAATGTCGTTGCAGTCGCTGGCGAAGAGTTCGGCATCCGAGGCGTGTTCGAATGAAGCGACAGTTGAGCACGCAGCATCCCACACCTCGAAGGTCGTGCGAGCCACGAGAAAAGGATTCATTTCCGGCCCATCTCCGTTCGCATTGAGCGGCATCGGGATAACCTGGAATGGCGGCGTGAATTTACTTAGGTCGACCATCCTCATCTCGCTCCGGCGTTAGGGGTTAGGGGAGTTCACTTGATCCATGATGCGGTCGATCATTTGGCGGTCTGATATTTTCAACTCAATGTCCATTGGGAAAATTGGAATATCGATAAGCGGATGCCGTCGCGCCTCCATCACGCCCTCTAGAATCTGCCGTCTGATTTCGTCGTCGATCTCAGGTCGCGGGAACGTCACAACAACCAGATCTGGTGCTCTCGCAATCCTTCGAATCACTTCACACCCAGCGTGGCCTAGTTCTTCCAGGAGGTCGGCGGCGTTTTCTAGCGTTTGTTTGTCTTGGTCGGTTAGCATCTTTCTCTCTTTCTAACCCGTGCATACGGGATTGCCGGGATTGCTTTTAAGGGGGTTAGGGGCTGCGATTTCGCTCTCGGGCAAGATGTCGTTACTCATCGCGCACTCCAAAGAGGTAGCTGCCAAGCCGGACATCGTAATTGACTTCCCAGCCAACTGACTGATATCCACCTATCACGGCCTCGATCAATTTCGGATCGCCAAGACACACTAGCTTCAAGTCGATCCAGGCGGTTCGCAGTCGCTTGTCTATACGACCTCGCAGCATTGCGTTTACCTCCCGGTAAACGTCGCCTTGGCTCTTAGTGAGCTTCTCTTTAATGACCGTCGTGGCTGGCACAGGTTGGTCGGCAATGGCGAAGCCAGCTGCGACAAAGCAGATCACAAAAACAAGAAAACGAGTCATGGCTTATCTTTCTCCCCTTGATGAGTCAAGTATATAGTTACCCTTCTTTTCTTCTTCGCTCACTTCCATTTGGTACTCACGAAAAACGCCGAACCATTCTTCGCCATTCTCATCCACTTGCAGCGAATAGCCGTAGATTGTTGGCATACCCCTCTACTCCCCTAGCGTGCCAGTGTTGGTGGGTTAACGATGAAGCGATCAATAATCCAATAGGTCGCAACCATCCCTAGATAGAAGCCAGCCACCACCAAAAGGATCACCGGTAATGGAATACGTCTCATGCTTGCTTCTCCAGTGGCTTGCCGGTTGTGGGGTCGAGTTCGTACGTGTTGCCAAGATTCTTTTCGAATCCTTGAAGTTGCCAGCCAATCTTGCCATTCGCGAAGTGGAACAGCCTCAGCTCTGGCTTTGGCGGTGGCGTGAAGGCGGGGGCAGGATCAATGAGACGCCATAGAGCATCCGCCGCGTCGAGGCCATCGCCGTACTTGATTCCGCATCGTTTCCATGACTCGATTAGACTGACCGCTACCTGCTCAATCTCCCTCAGCCTCTTCAGCTCGTCAGGCCGAATCGTGGCAACCAATCCAGCGCCGCACAGATAGGTCTTGTCGCATTCTAAGGTCGTTGTGGTTGCTATGCCCTTCATTTTGTCTTCCCACTCGGAAGCTGTTAGAAGTGGGCCGGAAATGATCTCAACGTCCCTGCCCTTGTGTGGGTTGCCGAATTGGTCGCAAGCAATGGCCTGATTCCACCAGACGAATCGTTCATCGCCATTCGGCAACATGGCCTGATACCAGCCAACCGGCTCACCAACTAGCGTCCTTCGTGTTGTAGGGGTGGTCATGATTTGCTCACTCGCCTCGCTTTGGCCGGATGTCATGGGGTGGGTTCCTGTAAGTCGCTGTTAAGTTCTCGGTGGACCCACTTGCGCCACGCTCCATCCTCCTCAGATTTCACCAAACGGCAAGCGAGAGCGGAAACGAACGCATGGCACGCAACAGGAATCGTTATCAGCAGGTCCGGAACTTTCTCAAGCAGGTCAGCGGTTGGGAAGTCCTTGAAGCGGGCAGCATCCTGGGCCATTTCCCCTCTGATCTTCTCTCGAAGCAATGGATAGACGCTGCGGTTCTCCTTTCTCAGCTCCGCGACTTCCTTCGCCAGTGCATCGAATTTGGCCCGTAGCGCTTCGTGGGAGTCGCAAACGTACGTCGCCTCTAAGCAGGCGGCATGCGACATGATCGCGTTTCTTCCGCGAATACGGACTACTTCTTCTTCGCTAAGAATCATCCCCCGTCTCCTTTGGCTGGTGCTCGCTGCATGAATCGTCTTCGGACGTTGGACCTCGAAGCGGGCTGGTTTGGCTCTTGCAGAACCCGCTATCGCTCGTTTCGGTGGCTCGTGTCCACTCCCACAGTTTGCAGGTGGCACAACATCTCGGCTGCTCAGGCATCGGGGGACTCCTTTAAGCGTTCCAGGAATTGTTTCAACGGCTCCCAGTCCACATCGTCAATCAGTTCCTGGACGAATGCGTTGTGCTTGTCGCGGTCTTCGGCTTCGTCCCATTCTTGCCCCTTCCGCTCTTCCTTCTTCTCAGCGTGCATTTCGCCACTCCTCAAAAATTGCTACGGCCGCATCCATCGCGGGCGCGAACAGCTTTTCAATCTCATCGATTTCTTCGTAGCTGACATAGAAACCGCACAACTCGCAGCGAATTCCTGCGATGGGCTTTCCTTCCGCTACGTTGCCGATACGACGGACATTCTGCGGTCCTGGAAACTTGTGGCACTTCGGACAATCGCCGTCGTTCAGTGCTCGCCAAACTCTATGAAGAGCGCGGGCCTTTTCCAGGGAAACATCTAACGCAATTGGCTCACTCACCTTTCAGCCTCCTCTGTGCTCGGGATGGGGGTTGGAACTAGCTCGCAAAATGAAACAGGCGATATGGCGACCGGTTCCCTTGCCGATGGATCCATCCTCAATCGCGTGCCATCGAACATCGCCAAGGTTTCTAACTTCACAGCCGATCTCTGACAGCAGCATTAGCACCCACTTATCGACGGGGTAAACAAGTACAACCGTTTTGCCTTTGCGATGCTCTTCAATCGCCTTGCGCACCCAGGCCGTTGGGCCTTTCTTTCTGCCTTGATGGATGATGGATCCAAAAGGCGGGTTCACATAGCTCGACTTCCCCCATTCGCTGGTTAGCCCATCGAAGTGCGGATCATCATGTCTCGGAAATGGATGAGGGCACGGATCGCAATCGAAGTGAAACTCTGCATCTAGCTGCGCGTACAGTTCAGGCGGCGTCAGCCAGTAATGCTTTTTGTCCGCACCGTTTCCAAGGTGGAACTTATTTTCGCTTGGGTGTAATTGGCTCTGATGCACTCTCTCACTCTCCAATCGGGACAATCTTGCGAAGCTCGGACACTTCGGCGGGGGTGGCTGGACGCACTAGGTCGTATGGGCTCTCTTTTCCATCTACGGCATAGTCGCGGCCGTCTTTGTGCCAATTCTTAATGAACAGATTCGGCACCGTGGAACGAAGGTCAACTAGAACGCCGGTAAAGTTCCATGAGCGTTCGTTGATTGGCAGGCAAAACATACCTTCACGGTTAACCATCCATTTTCCGACTTTGATCGAGTTGAGGCGAAAGGCGGTCGAGAAGTTGGTAAATCTTCGCGGCGTCACCCAGCCTCAACAGCCCGTCGACTTCTTTGCGAATCTCCCCCACCACTTCCGCGACCTCCGAGGGGGAGAGAAGCTTGGGGCCAACCGCACCGCGCCCACGGATCAGCTTTTCCCGTTTGCCCGCGTGCATGTTCTTAGACTTGCCGCCGATGAACGTTTCGTCGCTTTCGATCTCCCCGTTCATCTTGCGGAACGATTTGGTTTGCATCGCGAGCCGGATGCGGTGGAGCATGAACCACGCCGTTTTCTGGGTGACTCCCAAAGCCCGCCCAAGCTCCAAACTACTAATCCCATTTTTGGCGTTGGCGATGCACCAAACGGCCACGAACCATTTGTCAAGGCCAAGTGGCGAGTCTTCAAAGATCGTATCGACCTTGACGCTGAATTGCTTCCGGCAGTCCTTCGCCTTGCATTGCAGGAGCGAGCGCGAGCCAATCACGCCCACCTTGTCGCCGCCACACTTGGGGCAGGTCGGATTGCCTGTCGGCCATTTGACCGACAGCATCAGCGTGAAGCACACCTTCGGATCGGTGTAGTAACGGACGGCATCGAGCAGCGTTTTCGGGGTGTCGTTCATAGTGAGTTACTTTCCGCAATACAGGCCGCACGACGTTACGGCCAAGAGGTCTGGTGCCCCGTCGTCAGTCTCAAACAGCCAACGCCGCTGTTTCGTCCTAAGAAACTTTACAATCGCTCGCGCACGCCTGGACTTAATCAGTTCCGCGCGCGGGAGCAGGTAGGTATCCAGCCGTTGATTCGGCCTCAGCCACCCGAATTCGTCTCTGTGGCAATATCGTTTTTCCATTTGCACCGCGTAATCGAAGATCGACGGGTGAAACTCCCACAATCCGATCCACTCATAAAGCCGCTTGAAAAAGCAAATGCTGCAATTGTTGCGCGCCCGCCAAGCCAGCAGCGAAGCCTTCTCCCACGGTTCCAATTCGTCGAGCAGGAAGTCGTCGCCGTACAACTGCGCTCGCACCTTGGCCTCCATCCACGGCCAGTGGAATGCGGGTGGCAGCAAGTTGACCGATTCACACAACCGCCAAACGCCTTGCAGGTCGATGCCCAATTCTCGCAACGGGTAGGCTGGCTGGTGGCGACTGCCGGGCTTGACGACGTACCCAGCCCGCGCCGGTTCATCGGCACGCAATCCCATGTAGATCGTCGCTTCATCTTTGCCGAGGTAGTTCTCCAACGGCTCGATCTTCGCCCGCCGCGTGCAAAACCGCCGCATCGGCAACGGCAAGCAGTTTTCCTCATCGACGATCGATTCGAGGTCGTCCCCACAGATTGTCAGTGGTTGCCCCAAATACGTCTCAACTTGCTTCAGCCAAACGAACGTTTCGGGCAGTTCCCAGCCGACTTCGTTGAAAATGAATTCGTAAGGCAGGCCGGGTGCACGCTCCCGCTGCACCAGAGCGGTTGCCAGAGAATCCTTCCCGCTAATGAGGATGACGTGTCGCAATTAACGCCCCTCAGCTTCGTTTATCAGGTCATGGACCCACACACAGGCGGAATCGTCCGCGTGGGACTCGACAATGGGCAGCATCGTCTTGCAGGCCCGCAAAAGGCCGGGAGCGTGTCCAAACAGCGTGGCATGCTCTTTGGTCATGTTCTCAGCGATAACGACGCCAGCCGCTTCATCGACCAACCGCCAACCGTTCACGCCCTGCGATTCGAGTTTCCACATATCCAAGCCTCCAAGGTAATGCCCAATGATGAGTCAACTACCTAATTGTAGCAAGCCGGTCTGATGAGTCAAGTATATAGTTACCTAGACCTTCTCCAACTTCGACAGGACGAACTCAGGCCAATCCTTGCGGTCAAACTTCGCGTTCGTAAGCAGTTTCACGGCGTCGTCCAGGTTGCCCGCCTTAGCTGCCTGGAGGGCCTCGAAGAGCACCTTGGAGCGTTGGCGCTCCGGATCGGCTTTGGCTGGTTTCTGCGCCCGGTGAACCCTCACAGGCCACGAAAGCGGATCTGCCACATCACGACCTCGCTTGTGAGACTTCACCCAGTGGTCGCCAATGGGAATCCAGTGATCAGGTTCGCAATGCGGCATAGCGTCTCTTTCGTTCGCAAACCACTTCCCATCTCGCCAGAACCGGTAATAGCTCGTAGGTGGTTCTGGAAGCTGTTCGTTTGATCTAACCGGGTACAGTCCTGCTTCTCTTTTCATGCTCGTTACGCCTCCGCTAAGTGGTAAGTTTTCGTTCTTTACGGCGAATCTCTTTTCGAAGGAATCGCACGACATCTTTAGCCTCTTCCAGGGTGAAGAGAAGGCAGTGCATCTTCGTTCCGCTCAACGGCTTCTTTGCGCAGTCGTAGTAGCTGGAAGTAGCACCGATAAAGATGCGATCCTTTCCAGCAGTTCCAGCTTCAATGAATTCAGCCATACTTGCTCTTTCGCCTTAGGGGGATGGGGTGGAAAGTTAAGTTCGTGCATCAGCCCATTTAGCAATCGCATCTCGTACGGGCTGCCATAAGTGTTGCTTCCAATCGTGTCGCTGCCGAATCTCGCCAAGACAGTCGATCTCAATCGAGGAAGCAACTGGCCGCCCCGTTTCGGTTTCCCATTCCATTGACCTAGCGACCAATTCGCCAAGGCATTCGGGGCAAGTCGCTACGTGCTTTGGAACCGGATACTGTGATCCATTCCATAGCGGCACTTGCCCTGGAATTTCGCTGTCTAGTTCGTACTCGCTGTAACCGACTGGCTTCCCAGGCTGAATGTCCAGCGAAACGCCGTAGTAAGTTCCGTCATCACCGCCGATATGAACGACGGTTCCATAGCATCCACGGTCAGCACCGAACTTGATTCGCACGCGGTCGAACTTGGAAAACTTACTTGCCATCTCGTTCCCCTCCACTCCGCCAAGCGGGTAAAAACTATATGAACAACGTACGCTGGCGAGATTGTTTCTCTAGTTCCGGCGTGGTCACCTTTCGCCGCCTGGAGTTTTCACCAGTTGGTAAACGATGAACGTCTGGCGAGTTTGCGAAGCGGTCATTCTGATTCTCCAAGTAGCTTCTTAACTCGCCTTGCCATGTCCGGCCCCATTGGGTGGTCGCCTCGCAACCAGCCGTAAATGGTGTTCAACTTCACGGAGATGAGCACATCGCGAACGTCTGCCGGTGTGCGGTATCTTGCGACCAGCCGGGCAGCCAAGCGGATGCTCTCCATGAGGTCTATCTGCGGCTCCTTGCGTTCGAAGTCGCCGCTCCATGCGGAACTGCGTTTCTTGGTGGTCATTCCGAGGCCCTCCGATAACTTGCCCACTTGCACTCAATCACGCACGCATCATGTCGCAGGCGGTCTTGTGTGGCCGCCCCAAGGGATGCAGCAGCTTCGCCAGCGTTCGCAGCGTTTATCGTGATCCACGTCGCGCGGCGGTGGTTGTATCGCTCATCGACGATGCTGTAGAGAACACCCTGCTGCCATTCAGTGAGGGCGCCCGTGGGCGGCATCGGATCGCTAATCCAAAGCACGGTTGGACTGCGAAGGTCGCGGATGAGTTTCTTTTCGGTTCGGTATTCGCTCTCGCCTTTTTCCTTGTCGCGCATCGCGTCGCGGAAGTCTCGGAAGATATCCATGCCGCTGTGCCACTCAACCTGGATGTTCGCCTCTAGGGCATAGCGAGCAACCGCCATCGCCAAGTGATCTTTGCCAGTGCCACGAGGGCCAACAAAGATTAAGTTTTGGCCACGCTTCACGCGATCGTTTATTTCGGTTGCATACGTGCGGGCCTTCGCCACAGCGGCTTGCTGCTCTGGCGATGCAGCTTCGTACGACTCGAACGACGCGGAGTGGTAGCGAGAGCCGCGATCAGCAACCAATTCTCGCCAGCGATTTAAGAATTGCTCTCGGTTCTGCTTGGCAACCCATCGCGCGTGTTCCTGCATTTCACGCTCGACTTGCTCGGGAGTCTTCTCCGGAACGGCCTGCGTCCAAAACGGCGACAGTTTGACCTTCGACGGCCCCGGCTTGTAGCCAAGCGCGTCGCGCTTCGCGAGTAAGTCAGCCTGCATCTCCGAATCAGAAGGCGTCGCCGGATCGGTAGTCGTCGGGATGGATCTTTCCGGCTCCAACATCGGCGGTTCTTCGCTTGACACCACTTCGCTCCTTTGCATATCGATCAGGGAACAACCCCTTCCATTCGTTTTCGTCAGACGCCACCACGGTATCGATCGCCACTTCGACGCCAAACGCCGAGAGCTTTTCCATCCACTTCGATTGCCACTCCGGCCGAACCGTGCAGCGAATCTTGCGGCGGGTTGCGATCAGGCTCTGCCACGCAGCGAGAAACGCAGGGGTCGCGAGAGCGGGCGGCACGATTGGCGGGTCGCTCTGGGGACGCGGGGGTTTCTGGGGGGGTGACTTTGATTTTTGGGAATTCCCGTCAGCGTCCGCCGCGACAGCGGCACCACCCGAAGGGAGACTTGAATTGGCTTGACTTGACTGCGCTTCGCTTGGCTTCGCTTGGCTTCGCTTGGTGGTAGTATCCTTAGCAACGTGCGCTAGCACGCTGCTTGGCATACTCCTTAGCAGTTGCTTAGCAACATCGTGCGACGGCTCTTTTGGTGCTAAGAACGCCTTGCCGTGCCGTGTGAAATTTGCCCGGATGTAATTAGGGGCGTGGTCCGACCAGTCGTGGACGATGAAGCGAATGCTCGGATCGTCGTAGGCGTCAATCCAACCGCACTCCGCAAGCATGGCGATCATTTCGTTTTCGTCGCCGTCCCACTCGATGCTTGCCGCAATGTCGTAATTCGATAGCCGCCCTAATCCACCATCGGGTGCGCTGCTGGCGGTCAACTGCCAGAGGCTTTCAAGCAGGCCGTTGACTTGCCATAGAGGCAGGCCGGTTCGCCGCTTAAGTCGCTTGTATTTGGCTTTCGTTTCCGTACCGGCCTTCATGCCGAACGCACTCCGTGCGAAAATCCTAAAAGCAATCCACTACTGCCCCCTCTCCCGCTAGTCTTCCGCGAGGCGAGGGACTAAGACTCAGCCTTTGCACGCCCGATAGCCTCTTCAATCCCAAGAATTGCTCTGCTAACTGTCACCTTGACAAGCGCGCTCATGCACTCGCTATAGTCGCGTCGCCAGTTAGTGAGTTTCATGCAAAGATCATTCAACTCGCTCACGGCGCGGTCGTACTCTGCCTCTTTGTGTTGCTGTTCAAGGTGATCGTCTTCCGGATGATCGTCGGGGCCTGGGCAAAACACGGGTATCACGTTCCTTGTGCATTCGCAGCATTCGATTAGGCCGTCGTCATCGAGCCAATAGCCGCGACCAAAGCAAGATTCACAATCTTCATTGGGTTTACTCATGTGGTCTTTACGCCTCGCTCCCTCACGCAATACGACTTCTTTCGCATTGTCACGGAACCCATCAAGCAACCTCCAGGGCAACCGCACGGCATAAAACTGGCATCGTTTACCCTGCGGGCGTCAAAGAGCTTGCGAGTTAATTCGTCGTACTTGTTCACGGCCTCCATCGCCTGATTGTCGTCGTATAGCTCGGCGAATCCGTACAACAAGTCGCGCAGGTCCATTAACTCATTAACGGTAGTCAGTGCGATGTCGACCCCAATTTGCCGATCCACTTCCTTATCCGGTTCTCTTAGTTCTTCATAAGGAACCACCCAGGATGGTTTCGCGTTCGGTTGGACCCGCGCCCAGTGAATCCACGTCTCGCGCACCACTGATCCCAAATACTCCCGCAGTGTATGAACCGTCATGTAATTCATTAGCGGCCGACTCCCATTTGTTCGAGGATCATTTCGCGATTCTGAACACGCACAACATCCCTGCGGATAGCCTTGGCCTTGCGAATGTCGTCCTTCGAGTTGCGGACCACCGAATAGAAAGAGCCGGTGTAGCCCGTCAGGTACTTGGCGATGGCATCCGCCTCCTGCTGATTGTGCTCGCAGCCAGCGAACGAATTGTCTGCGCTGCGAACGATTGCGAAGTTGTCGCCGTATCGGTAAGCATTCATTTCGTTAATCTCAGTCATCTTTTCGTCCCTTTGTTCTTTGCTGCCCACGAACAATAGAATACGATACGGTGCGTACTAATACAAGACGTATCGGTATCTATTTTCCGGATTCTTTTAGAAATCCACTAATTCGGTGCGGTCAGAAAACCCAAGGGCAAGGGACAGTTTGTCCCAGTAGTCCAAGCTGGGTACGTTTTCGCCTCTCAGCCATTTGGCAACGGTATCGGGGCTGACTCCGACCTTTTGGGCGATCTCGGCATTGGACAGGCCGGACCGCTCTACAGCGTCGTAAAGATGAAGTGTGAACCGCTGAGACAGGCTCGGCTTTTTGCCGTACTCCGGTCTGGTTCTTTTGCGGCCCACGTTGTTCGCCCTCAGTTTGGGTGGTGAGGGGGCCATTTTCGTTACAGTCGGTGGCATGGTCAAGGGTTCCGGTTAAAGGGGGGTGATTTCCACGCGGACAAACGGCGTTTCGTCGCCTGCCGCGATCCATTTTTCTGACTCTGCTTTGCAAATCTGCGCGTCGTCGCGGTAGGCAATGCCCGTGAGAGCATCCATTACGGCCTTGTCCACATTGTCGAGGTCCGGCTTCGTCGTCTTTCGTACTCGTGGATTCGGACCGCGTTTCTTCGTCATGGACTTGGGACGCTGAAACACTTTGAAAATGACGATCCCCACGGGGCCATCAATCAGCGGCCCGCCCGCGTTCTTGTACTCAAAGGCCACCGCTTGCTTGAACGGCCTTACCTTCGCGTCTGGCGTGTACATTCGCGCGTGACCGCCAACCGTCGTGGCTTTCGCTCGGGGCTGGGGTACGGGGTTGCCGTGGACAATGAAAGCGGTCATGGGGTTCCTTCCCTTAACTCCATCCCGGTATCCCCAGTAACGCACTGGGGACCGGGAATGGAGCGTACGAAGTTTCCTAAAACGGGATCTCATCGCCATTGGCGTCAATGGTCTTCTTGCCAGCACCAGCACCAACGGGCGCGGGTGGAGGGGCCTTCGGCTTTCCATTCGCAGGCCCAGCGTTGCGTTTCGCATTCGCGGCAATCGCCTTGAACTTCGACCCGTATTGAGTCTGCAACGCCTTTGCTTTGTCGGCGTCGATCTTGTTCAAGTTCCCGCCACCGACGGGAGCATCGTAGGGATTCAGAAACGCGACCTTGTAGGTCGTTTTCCCGTTGTAGTCTTCACCCTTAACGAAGAACTGGCAGGCGTCGGGTTGCCATGTCTGTTCGGTGATCTCCAAGAAGGAACCTCCCCAGCCGGTAGCCTTCGAGAGCGATTCAACGGCCTTGTCGTTGACGTCACCGCTCTTGCCGATGATCCACGAGGCAGCCCAGGCGCGGACGTTGTGCGACCGCCAATCGTCCCAGCCGCCCGTTTCCTCGTTGTAGGCTTCATCGATTGCAACGCGCATCGAGACGGATACCGCCTTTGATTGCGAAGCCTCTTGGATTCCGTAACTCAGGATGCGGCCACGGAAATTGCCGCCACGATCAATCTCTACTTCTTCGGACATGGTTAGTTCCCTTTCTTCAACAACTGACGCCACAACTCACAACTACCCTTCACATAATCGATCGGCTCGGAAATTAACCGGCTCTTGGCGAGCCAGGTTGGCATTTCAGCCGAGTAAATGGTTCGCGTTCCAGAGCCCGTCCCCTTGCCGTTTTTGGTGGACACGTCGTAGGAAACAAAGATCAGATGGTCCGCCCATTCCTTCATGCGGAAGCGAATGTTGGACTGCTTGGTGTTCTGTAATCGTGGCTGATACTGCAACCAGTCTTCGCCATCGGGGTTAGGCACTCGCTCGGTGATTTCGTGAGCGATGCAAACGACGTGTTTGTCGTCTCGCACCACAGCATCCAGATCGCCAATCAGTTTTAGGAACTCGTCAAAGACGTGTTCATATCCCTTGCCGTATCCGTAGTCCGTCAGGCCGTTGATAACGCGACCAGCCTTTTCGTGCGGCACGTTGTCTATGACCCAATCACCGGCCATTTCTTCCGCTCGTGTCAGGTCGTCGATCACGATGGCGTCATAGCCCGACAATAGGTCCTTGGTCTGTACCGCCTTTCGAAGGTCTTTCCAATCAATAATAGGGCTGTCTTTGCCGCCAATCCGGTCTACGTTTAGATGTGCAGTTCCGTCGCCAATATCAATAAACAGCGGATTGACACCGACATCTTTCATTGACGCGGCAAGCGAACTCTTCCCGCAACCACCAGTGCCGTATAGCACGACCTTTTGCGGTTCGATCTTCACACCCTTCGACACGCTGAAGGTACGGTCCGAAACAGTGTTTGGCCGACTCGGTGGCGGCGACGATCCGTTGCGTGCGGGTGGCGGTGCTGGCGGGCCTTTCGGCGGTGCCTGTGGTGCATTCATGAACTAACCCTTTCCAATTCAGGATGAACGTCCTCAACTCTCACAAACCCTTCGGGTAGCGCGTCCTTCCCAGCGTCAATGCCGCTCGTGCAGAGCGAGAAGAAGGCGCAGTAGTCACAGGTATTCTTTGAGACGGTTCGATAGTGGCGGTCGTTCGTTTGGGCATCGCGCATCGTCTGTGCGATCTCCCACAACTCAAATTCGTAAGCCTCCAGATCGCAGTCGAGCCGAGCCACTTCATTGCGTGCGAAGTAAAAGTCCGGGCGTTCGGCGATGTCGTTGGATAACTTGTCGCCCCATTCTTCGGGCGTCATCAATCGTGTTTGAAGCACATAGCCTTTGGCCGAGTCGCTGGTTTGTCGCCATTGGCCTTTGTCGGTCCTGGCACGAAAGCCCGACGAATCCAAAACGATCTTCGCCCCCAGTTCGTCGGTTTGCGGGATAGCGGAAGGCTTGATCGTTGGCTTACGTGCCACGTCGTACAGCACACAATCCACGGGGTAACCCAGTCTACGAGCCGCCAACACATAGAGGCTTATTTGGTGATCGATGCGGAGTCGCGGCCACAAGTCGGAATCAGGTCCGATATCGTCGCCAAGTAACTTGCACTCTTTGACCGCAAGCCGCCCGTCTTCCAGTTCAACAATGCCGTCTATCTTCCCGGCCAACATGAACGATCGAGACGAACGCCCCGTTGCTGGGTTGCGCAGCGGCAACTCGAAGGCGTGTTCGGTCGCGACGTCTTTGATTGCGACGCTCGACCATCGCCACTCATAGCCGCAGATCATTCGCACAACCGTTTCGCGCTCGATCGTCCAGCCGTATTCGTCGATGTGTTCTGGTACTGGAAAGTAAGACTCCCTTGCCGCCTGGCACGCTGCCACGAGGCCAGCGCCTTTTCCAAGTTGCTCGATACCCGCGTGGTAGGCCGATCCCATTCGTAGCGCCTTCGCGTCCGTCGTGCGACGGATGCCAAGTTCGTAGGCGTACCAGTGCTGACGTCGGCACGTCTTGAAGCACGATTGCCGCGAGTGTGTTAGTAGTTCATTGCTCATGTCACATCCTCTTGCCGCGTCCGGTTAGGGGGTGGCTAAACAAGTCTTAAAGATGCGGGCTGGATTCGAACGGCCTATGGTTGTCAAACACTGTGTTGCGTTTACCAGGGCTCTCGACAAATCCAGGTTTGAAGCTACGGAGTCGAACCGTCCATCTTGCCTGCGCGCCCCACGGCGGGTTCGCAATCACTACTCTCCCCACGAGTCGCCGCATCAAGTCCTGTCCAAATCAATCGTGAAGTCGTACCAAAGCCACGAAAACGTTAACGCCCGATCTCGCGCCCTACTCTTGCACTCCGACCAAAGCACGATGCTGGGTAGAAAGTAAAAGTTCAAAGGCCGCAAGTCTGTTTGGTAGTTGGCTCGAAAGGTGTATTTCATACAGCTCCGCCTTCCCGGAAGTAGACAAACCGTGGACTCTGTTGATTGCACAAAAAGAAATGAAAGCCCCATCCCACCGGCCTAATATGATCAAACTCTCCAGCGCGAGCGCGCCTGACAAAGTCGTCCCAAAAACGATTAAAGGCTTCCTCGCTTTCAATCTCGGTTTGGAGAATGAATTCCGTCTCCGATGGATTGCTCTCGTTCTGCCAATGCACCTGGACAATCATGTGGCCGGCTCCAAGCGTCGCTTCATTCCGGCAAGCACGTAACGCCACTCGTCCATGTCCATCGCAAAGGAGATTTCATTACCACTTGGAACGTGTCGCACGCTAACAGCGAAACCTCCGACGATTCGCTTCGTTCCGACCTCGACAACGCTTGCCACGTAATGCTCATCCAGTGCGTTCAGTTCATCGCAACATCGGGACGCCTGATCTCGTGTCATCTTTTCACCCTTTCTGGTTTGTGCCCCTCCCTCTTTCGCCCCGCAGGGGGGCTAGTTAATTCACTTCCGATTCCGACGGTTGGCACGCCGCTGTAGCTGGTCTTCGTTGAGGTCGAGTTCGTACTTAATCCGATCCAAAACGTTACCATGCCGACTGTCGATTAACGGGAAGCAATCCGAAAGCAGCTGCATCAGTCGCGTCTTCCGCTTTCCCCATGCCCGTTTATGCCTCTGGTGGCGTTCGTTGGCTCGCCTGCATGGCGGTAGGTCTTTTAACCATCGTTCATGGAACCTCTTACTTTGCTTCTGAATTACGGTGGCCATCTTGTAGCAAACATCAATCAACTCTTCGCGCGTTAGCTCGGTAAGCGGCTTTCTGTTCACGCGATCCTCCCGAACACCTTCTCGGTCAACCGATACAAAGCCTGCGACGGTTCGAAGTCGTCGGTTAGGCAAACGCCATGCAGAACCATGTCGGGCGACTCGCCTTCGTCGTAGTCCTCAATGGCCTCATCAATGTCAACGAGCAACACCGCCTGCTGGTCCAGAGCAATCGCCGTGTACGATCCGAGACCGTTTCCACGGAGAACAATGGTCCATCCGTTATCGAGCAGCTTTTTGGATTCGTCTGCCAATTTTGGCGTGTCGCTCATCATCACATCCTCGCCACAAAAACACCGATCAACACAACGGCAATCGCGAACGTCGCCACGATCATGCCGCCAATCCACTCTCCCCTCGATTCGTCGTTGATTCGCTCAGCCGCGATGAATTCGTCGAGCATCGCTTCGTCGTCGGTCTTGTGGTCCATCAGGCGGAACATGGTTAGGCTCCTTGCTTAGGCGATTCCTTCGAACTTGCACGCCGCGAAGAACGTTCGCGCAATGTCCATATCCGTTGCCGCATTTCCGGGATTCGCTTTGAGTGCGTTGACGAGTCCGTTAATGGTCCGCACCATTTCCAGCTGACCTGCTAGGGTCGCTTGAGCCAGCCCAACAGCTTTGCGACCGTGGTTCTTTTGCCACTCGATCATTGCGAGGGCACAATCGCGGGCCTCCTGAACCATCTCTGGCTTTTCTTGGTCCAGCTCCCGTAGCGTGGCCCAAAGCCACACCAGAGTTGGCGCGTGACGATCACGCCCTAGGAGCACAAACATTGGCTCATCAGGTTCCGCATTCGCGTAGCAGTCGTATTGACCTGGATTATTTTTCGTTCCCATGTCTCTCTCACCTCTCGCTGGGGGCTGGGTTAGCTGGCCCGTTTAACTAGCTCACGAACAGCCGCAGCAAGTTCGGCCTTGCGCTGCTTGTTCGCTTCCTCGATTCGCTTCTGCTCTCGCTTCTGGTGGCTAATGCAGCGATTGAGCAACGTTTCCGTCTTGGGATCACGCGCCGCGCACTGAATCAGTTCCGCGAGGTCGTTGACGTGGGTGAATTCAAAGCCGTCCGTCTCGCAGCGTTCCACCATCTCTTGGAACTCGGCAGCCGCTTGAGCGGATTCGGCTATCTCTTGTTGAGTAACGTTATTCATCTCTAAACCCCTCCGCATTCACGTTCGCAAGCCAGAAACTCCCAGCGGAATCTCGCCATGCTGAACTGGTACAGGTACTTCTTGCCGAGCCAAGGAAAGGCTCCCACGGTTCCGTCGTAGGGTGAAACGTTCCACGGAAGCGAACCTCCGCAGAACGGGCCACCGATGGCGGGCACTAAATGAACGGTGTCGAAACTTGGCATGATCTTGTCCCTCTGTCCTTCGGGGCGGGCTGGGTTAGGGGGTGGCTAGGGCGATGGCCTTATCGAAGGCGGCTAGGACTTCCCTTTTCGTCCTGCCGGGACTGTCATTCCAGCGAGTGATGTTTTCGTCATCGATGACTTTCCTGAACACGTCTCGCGCCATGTTGCGTTCGTCCATGTCATTGCAGACTGCGTAGAAAGCGCCCGAAGTACACCAACGGCACGCCTCCTGGGAAAGCTCGCTGACGGGTTCGTTGTGTGCATTCACGGCGAATTGCCCCCTGCACCAACCACGCTCAATCCGCTCTTTAGCCGGCTTCAAAACTTCCAC